CACAATCACAGAGTTAGTTCCCAACGCAGCGGCAGTCAATAAAACCCTAGCAAAGCATTGCTTTGTGCCAGAAACGGATGGGATCGTTTACTGGGAGACATACACTGGAGAGCGTACAAACATCTCGACCAGTCGCTTTGAGAATATCCCTACAACAGGGTGGTTCTTGAAGGATCATTTTGACCACAATATCTATGAAATTACTCAGTCAGAGTTTGATGAGTTCACCAACCCATATAGTTTGGAGTTTTTAGACTAACCAGATGACGGAACGATAAATTTTAATTTCTTGTCTCGCATGGGTCAGTCAGAAGTTGAATCTATTGTGCAAATTAGAACGGGTGAAACTGCTTTTGCAACAGTCCGAGCAATTACCGCAAACCAAGGGCAAAGCTCTTTGTTCTATCCAAAAAAGAATATTAACTTTGAATTCTTATCAAAAGATGGAGAAGATTTGTTTTTGCGCTTTGGAGATAAGATTGAAGAACCAGAAATGGTTGCTAAAAGCTATTTTGGATCAGATCGCTCACACACTGCTGATAGCACATCTGCGGATATTTGGCACGAGATGCGTACATTCAAACCGTACCCTGCTGAGGGTGTAATCCCAAAATCAGTTTTAAGCAACACGACTTACGACCTTTCTCGACATAAAGCTCGCGGTATTACTTTTGGCGTACCACTTGAAATTTATAGCAATGGGAAGTTTTTAGGTACTTATACGCTACGCAGTAAAAAGAAACGCGCAAACTATGCTATGAAGAAAAAGGAGAAGAAACATATTCTTTTGCAAGCGGATTACACTTTGCCTGGTGCTGCTATGTTCTTTAGAAGCATGAAGCTTTCTTCGACTGAGGTGCGTAACCCTGAACTAACCAATTACGTCGCTGGAGATACGACTCTTTCTGATACAACTGTGCAAGCAGACATTCAGCGTATTTTTGACTGGATGTCCGCTGCAATTGCAAACCCTGCTTTGTATGATTCTGAGGGTTCGCAGTACATTGATTTCAACTCGTGGTATGACTATACAATTCACACCGAGTTGGTACGCAACTGGGATGGCTTGATGAACAATTACCTCATCGGGACTTGGGATTCTAAAATCTGGCATGTGTTCCCGTATGATTTAGACCATACAATCTCAGTAACAAATTTAGCTCCGTATGGTATATATCTAACGGACTTAGCTACACTGTACTCAACCAACGCTCCAAATTCACGTACACGATTCTTAAATCGTTATGCTGAAATGAGAAACACGAAAGTTATCTCTATTGAGAACATGACTAAGATTTTGCGAAGTCATTTTGACAAGATCAATACGATTGCAGCAACAGAGAATAACAAGAGTTGGGGAATCACGCTTCCAGAACATCAGCAACTTGATTTCATGGTCGATTGGTTCTATAAACGCATTCGATACTTGGATGCAGCTTGGGGTTATTTGCCGAGTGACAGTCTTCTTTTACGCACTCTTGATATTCCATCAACGTCCGCTGGTGAGATTCGCAACTACACTTTCACTAACACAACAGCTCAAGTGGGTGACGTGTTAAAAGTAGAGCATGGCAACCTCCCATTAGGTATGACTGTAACGGCAAATTGCACAGTAGCAGGAACGGTTGTTGTTACTTATACAAACACTACAAGCGAAGCAATAAACCCCGATGCCTCATTTGTTCGAGCATACAAGGAGTCTTGAAATGTCGGAAATTAACGAAGCACCCATTGTTTATATGTATGACGCAGAATCTTTTGAATTTATGCAGGCATATTCGCCAAGCGTGGAATTGGGTCATACTATACGCTTCACAAATTATACAGAAGTACCTTGTGAGCTTCCTGTAAAAACCGGATATACACGGATCTTCAATCAAGACACCCAGAAATGGGAGTATGTTGAAGACCACCGTGGTTTTCCGCAGTACAATACCGAGTCAAGAAAAGAGGAATCTTTAATTGATTATTTAGGGCCAATCCGTAACGGATTCACGACTGACACGCCAATATCTGATACGTGCATTTGGCAAAACGGTTGGATTGAGAGCTAACACACAACAAACCACCACCGACCCTGATCTTTAATTAGATCAGGGTTTTTTATTGGATCAAAAATGAAAAACATTGAAGCAGTAAAAGAGGCCATGACTTGGCTCGGCACACCCTACCATCACCACGGCCGTGTTAAAGGTGTGGGTGTCGATTGTGCAACACTGCTTTGTGAAGTTTATGAAGCAGTAGGGCTTATTGATCATTACGATCCACGGCCATACCCCGCTGATTGGCACATGCATCAGATGGGTCAACGTTATCTTGAGCACATCAAGAAATTTTGTGTTCAAGTGACAGATCCTCAGCCTGGTGATATCGTTCTCTATCATTTTGGCAAGTGTATCAGTCATGCTGCAATTGTCGTTGAGTGGCCAATGATCATCCACTCATATATCCATCAAGGGGTCATCCTCCAGGATGGAACCAAAGGAAGTTTAGCCCGGCGAATTGCCGGGTTTTATCGTTTAAGAGGGCTATAAAATGGGTGGAGTTTTTGGTGGTGGTACCGTCAGTACATCTGACAAACGTATCAATTCAATGCGAATTCAACAATCCGCTTATGGTCTTTGCCAGCCTTTGGTTTACGGTAAAAACCGTGTTGCTGCTAATATGTTCTGGTATGGTGATTTCACAGCCACAGCTCATACAACAACGAAAAAACAAGGTGGTAAGGGTGGGGGTGTAAAAACCAAAAACACGACTTATACCTACAGCGCATCTTTCATGCTTGGGCTTTGTGAAAACAAAATCAAAGACATTGGTATTATCTGGCGTGATAAAGAACAGATTGTCCCTAAAACGGAAGGCGGTATCCAGCTCAAACCAATAGATCAGCTAGGCTTTGAATTGTTTGATGGAGATTATAATCCTGTCTGGGGTTATCTTTATTCAAAGCATCCTGATCAGGCATTACCTTATCCATTTCTGGGCTATGTGGCATGCGCCAATTATGACCTGGGTGGTAGTGCCAGCTTGTCGAATCATAATTTCGAAGTGATTAGTGATATTACATTTTCAGACACGATTCATGATGCAAATCCTGCAGATGTAATTGAAGACTTTATTACCAATCCACTATATGGCGCATCACCAAGTCTGCAGATGGCAGATTTGTCTGAATTTAGGACCTATTGTGCAGCTGCTAATTTGTTGATCAGTCCTGCTTTGACAGAACAACGTGAGGCATTCGAAATCATCAATGAAATCGTCGAAGCGGTAAACTGTGCCGTGGTACCTAGTCCAGATGGTTTGAAGATCCGCTCTTATGGTGACAGTGTCGTCAGTGGAAACGGGGTGACATTTATACCGAATCTGGAACCGGTATATCACTTAACAGATGACGATTTTTTGGGGGAAGATCAGCCGGTTCGGGTTCGTCGCAGCCGTGATACCGATGCCTATAATCATTGCCAGATTGAGTATGTAAACCGCTTCAATCAATACAACACAGAAACGGTTGAAGCTAAGGATCAGGCAAATATTGAAATGTTTGGTTTGCGTACGCAAGATCCGGTCAAGCATGATTTTTTCTGTGAACCTAAAATTGCCCGTCATGCAGTGCAGTTGCTATTGCAGCGAAAACTTTATGTCCGTAATGAATATGAGTTTGAATTGGGCTGGAAGTATTGCCGTTTAGAGCCAATGGATATTGTGACGATCACTGATGAATCCTTGGGTTTAAATCGTTTTCCAGTGCGTATCACTCGTGTAGAGGAAGATGAAGAGGGCGTACTTTCGATTACAGCTGAAGAATTGGCTGTGGGTTCTCGTTCTGCGGTTGAATATGATCTTCAATCCTCTAATGGGTACCAAGGCGGAAATGAAGAGCCTGGAAACGTTAATGCACCTGATATTTTTGAGCCACCATTGGACTTGACTGGCGGTAAAAATCAGATCTGGGTAGCAGTATCCGGTGGCATCAATTGGGGTGGCTGTAATGTCTGGGTCAGCCTGGATAACACGACTTATGAAATGGTCGGTACGATCTATGGTTCAGCCAGATATGGTACTTTGGTTTCAGCGATTGAGGCCGATGATACAGAGATGCAAATCCAGTTGAATACATCCAGCCAGATGTTCAGTGGTACGGTTGAAGATGCTGAAGTTGATGCAACTCTATGCCGCGTTGGTGACGAATATATTAACTACGTCGAAGCCACATTGGATGGATCTGGGCTGTATACATTGAGCGATGTGGTCCGTGGACGTTTTGATGATGCAGGTCCACATAATTCAGGTGAAGCATTTGTTCGTATTGATCGTGCCATTTTTAGTCATGATTACAATGAAAATATGGTCGGAAAGCAGCTTTATCTGAAATTCACCAGCTTCAATGGATTGCAGCAAAGAGAACAGACTTTGGATGAGGTGACAGCTTATAGTCATACCATCACAGGTAGTCGTCCATCAGGTGTGAAAGGTTTATCACTGCAATCCGCATTTGAGGGTACAAGCTTTAAAGTTCAGTGGCAAAGTTCAGCTGGTGCTACAGGTTACATTGTTCAGATCATGTCAGGTGGCGTATTGCTGCGTGAGGTTGAAACCACGAATACTGATTACAGCTATTCAATGGATGAAGCCAAGATTGACGGTGTTCAGCGTGCTTATACAGTTCGTGTTGCAAGTAAAAACGGTTCGATTGTCAGTACCTTTGCTGAATTAAACATTAGCAATCCAGTGCCACCACAATTGTTGAACATCTATACGTCTGCAACTGGTGATTCGATCACAGTCACATGGATTCCAAGTGAAGTGCCGGATCTGAAAGATTACCAGGTGTGGATCAGCAAAAATGCAAACTTTAATCCTGATACTTTGGCAGCCAGCTGGACAGGCACTGAGAATGCCTGCACGGTTGGTAACTTAGAATCGACAACCACATATTATGTGCGTGTTGCTGCGCGTGATGTATGGAAATCCGCTTCCTGGAATTACTCAGCACGGATCACACAAGCAACAGCTGAAGCATAATCTATAGACCACTAACATCACCATCGAGACGCGCCTCAGCGCCGGGCTGCTGCCCGCCTGCATGGACGTCAACCAGCTGGAA